TCTTCAAGGCGTCCGAGATGGCGATCTTGTGGTCGTTCCCCAAATCGAGGAGACCTCCGTTTTTTTTCGACTTGACTTCCGCGCCACCGTATGCATCTCTTTGGAGCGACTTGTCGCCGATGCGTGCCGACAGACGAACATGGGCGACGATGTTGTCGCCCCCTTCAAGACTGCGCTCGCAGGAGATGACTTTGAAGTCCCAGTTCTCGACTCCGAGAACATCATTCAGGCGCGCGATTACTTCGTTGACCGAAACAAACCTAAAGGCAACTCCCCCTTTATTCAGGGTTCCTTCCAGTTCTTCGGGAAACGGTGTGGACAGTTGCTTCAGTACTTCTTTACTCATTCTGCGTTACCTCTTCTGATGATGACACTTATTTTAGGGTCGGATGACTCGCAATAGTTATCGGGATTGAGTCCGATTTTATTCAATGCTCCAACTCGCCAATACGACGGTTGGAGGTAATCCAACATCTTCATGACCATTTGGTTGGGGGACAAGACAACCTCACCTGTCTCCATGTCGACCGACGACTGTTCGATGCGGTTCAGCACGTCTCGGGCAAGGTCTTTGTGTCTCCAGCCCGAACGGCTGGCAGACATCTTGCGTTCGACCGAGGCTCTGTCTCGCAGGTCGAGAATTTGGTTGCCGGCCATCACTCTGCCGAGCCAAGTTGACAGGCCATCGTAGAGAAAACCCATATCCCGTTTAGCCAAGTTCAGTTCGAGCAGCAGGTCGGCTGATTCTTCGACCGAATGGTCGTCCTTCGTGTACTCGACCAACTTGACTTCGAGGGCAGCGATCTCCATCCGCAGCGCCCGGACATCTTCAGGAGTCATCTGGCTTTGTTGCATCAAGCCAGAATAGCGGCTCGCTTGCGCTGGGGCAAGCCTAAGCCCGTAAGAAATGAAAAGGCTCCCGTGGCTGAGTCGACTTGGTCGTCGTGGGGGCAGGCTTCCGGGAACGAAGACAACTCATCGAGCCAGTCGGTTAACCACGCTCCCCGTACCACCCTCACGTTGCCATTGGCGACGGCCGCTGCGAATGGGCGAGCGCGAGTCACCTTGTCACCGGTTGATCGGATGCCCATGATGTCGAATCCCGGCACGACAAATCTGGCGTACTGGTTGATAAGCGCCTTTCCTGCAGACCCCGGCTCTTGCTCCATCCGGATAGGGACCGACACCCCGTCTTCATACGCCGTCTGGGCAATGAACTGCTCAACCTTTTCTCCCCGGTGACGGATCTTCCTGACATCCAGCATGTATGCAACCCCAGCGTCAAAGAGCATCAAAGTCCCCACCGTCCAGTCGGGGTCCGGATAAGAAGGAGATGGTTCTGATGCCGCAAGGTCCCAGAACCGAACGGCTTTCGCCTTGGGGCTCAATGTCGGCAATTCGTCGTGCTCCAGAAGAACAACTGACTCCCTGTCGAACATGGTCCCCAGAGTGGTTGACCACCAGTCGCCTTCTTCCAAACGCTTGCGCTCTACGGGATCCAGCGCCTGCAGCGATTGCCGATACGACTGGGCATCGATGCCAGGATTATCGGTAAGGAGTGACGGAACGAAAACTCGACCGGTGGTATCGCCTTCCACGATGAAGCGTTGCCTAACCCAATTGGGCGCGGGGTTGGAAGCGCATCTCATTCTCAGGGGAACCTGCGACAAGGGGCCTGAGGCCGGCCGACGCAACCGAGAAAAGAGGTAGCGATAATCATGCTCCCTGATTTCGGTGACTTCATCCATCCCGATGAACTGGAATTCCGCACCCTTGTAACGCAGATAGTCCTGACTGTTATTTAGGTAGCCAAATGAGATTCGTGCTCCTGACGGAAACGTGGCCACATACAGGGAGCCATTCCAAGACACGTCATCCGCTTGAGAAATCCATGTTGTGAAACGGTCCATGATGGCGCCGGGTAGTGCAAGGTCGGCATAGGTGCGACGAAAGATGATGGCGGAGTAGGCCGGTACATCCACATATTGAAGTGCGGCCATCAACAGCGCTGACGACTTACCTCCGCCAGCCGCTCCACCGAACAGGCCCTCCATGGAATAGGTGCGTAAAAACACCTTCTGAGTTAACGAGGGTGTTTCCGGGCAGTACGGAGACTCCTTCGGCTGCAAGAATTCTAAGATGCTTTCCCAATCAGCCATGTGTGCAACTCCAGTCCTCATACATTCTAGAACAGCCCGACGGGTGCGATAGGGTAACGCACATGAACTGGCTCCGAGTCCTGTTTAGTCGGGCGAATGCGGCAAATGCTCTGATGGTATCCTTTATTATATTCACAAGCATCGGTGCGTGGATGATTCGCCCCTCGTGGGGGCTAATAGTCGCTGGCGTGTCATGTGGAGTCCTTGGTTTTCTATTAGGTCTTGAGTAAATATGGCTTGGAATTCTTCTCCAGAAACAAAATCCCATCAGATGGCAGCGGGCCGGGCCATTGTCGGTCCAGGTGCGCCCGTCGCCCAGAACCCCAGTCTGGCTGGTCAGCCATACCGTGATGGGTGGGACATAGAGCGAGCCCATTCAGAGGGCATGCAGAAGGTCACATGGGTGGCCCGCTGCGTTGACGCCATCGCTGGAAATCAAGCACGCCTTCCGGTCATTCTTCGAAAAGACAATGTGCCCGATGGTGAAATCGTCACAAGCAAGCGCGTAAGAAACGACTCCATTCTGAGCCTCCTGAACACCAAATCCAATATCGGAGAGAACTCCTTTATTTTCCGATACAGACTGTCAGCCCAACTCCTCATGGGAACGCGCGGCGCATTCGTTGAGAAGATCCGAGGGCGGGACGGTCGCATCATCGGTCTCAACCTTCTCCCACCTCAGGCCACGGCCCCCATTCCTCACCCCAAACGATTCGTCTCCGGGTATGAGGTCGCCATGCCGGATGGCAGGAAAATCATCATGCCGCCCGAAAGCGTCGTGTGGATTCGCAGGCCGCACCCACTCGACCCGTACCTCTCCATGACTCCAATGGAAGCCGCCGGCGTGGCTATCGAAATCGAAAACCTTGCCAAGTTGTATAACCGAAACTATCTCCTCAATGACGGTCGTCCCGGAGGACTGCTCGTGGTCAAGGGGGAGATCGACGACGACGATAGGAACGAACTCAGAAACAGGTTCCGAGGGAATCTGGGCAAGGCCGGTGCCACGACCGTCATTGCTGCTGATGACGGTGTCGAGTATGTCGACACCTCTGCAAGCCCCCGTGATGCCGCTTACATTCAGATGCGTCAAATCACAAAAGAAGAGATTTTGGCTTCGTTCGGTGTGCCTGAGTCGGTGATCGGTAATGCCTCTGGGCGAACTTTCGCCAACGCCTCCGAAGAGATTCGGGTGTTCTGGAGCGAAACCATGGCACCTCACCTCCAACACATCGCTCGCGCCCTGGATGAGTTGGACGACAAGCATTATGTCGACTTTGACCTAGACGAAGTTCCGACCCTAACGATGTATCGGCAGGAACGGTCACGCTATGTGCTCCAGGAATTCCAAACTGGCCTAATCAGTGCTAACGAATACCGAGAGGCAACCGGGCGCAAGATTGTTCATTCCGAACTCGGAGACTCCCTGTTACAAAACCCGAACCTCACCCCCATAGCGAACACCCACAAGGAAACGGAACCAGAACCCAACGTAATGATGGGTCCGGGCGGAGGGGGAATGCCAGGAATGCCAGGAGCGCCCCCTGGAGCGCCTCCTGGGGCTCCCGCCGAGGGAATGCCACCTCCTGGGGCTCCGCTCGATCCGAACACCATGCAGGGCGCTATGGCGGCCCAAGCAGCAGGAGCGCCACAGCAACTGTCTGACGAATCCGGAAGCATGGAGTTCAAGGACGCTCACTCAATCTCCGCAGATTCCGACTTGGATAGATGGTCAGGGATTTTGGACCGAAGCATTGAGCGTCTGTTCGAACGTCAACAAAGAGTGGTTCTGGAGAAGGCCGGTGGCGCCAAGGCCAGAAAAGCACTTTCCAAAGGAACTCTTGTAGTCGACTTGCTCATGCCTCAAGACATATGGGACAAACAAATGGATGAGGATATTCGTCCAGTCCTGAATGCAATTGTTCAAGATGCGACAGGATCCTATTTGGGAAAGTCGGCAGAACATTCTCCGCCTCTAGCCGAAGATGTTGTCACTCATGTCAACTCTCAAATGGACAGAATCAAATCGATCAATCTGGATAGCAGAGAAGCGATATCCAAAGAAATCACCTATGCCTTGCGCATAGAAGAAGATGACCACCGGTTGATAGCATTCAAGTCTGCCCTTGTGGGTCACTTTACTCACCTGTTGGCAAAAGTGCGTCCAAAAGTTGCTACCAGCGAGTCGCGTAGGGCTTGGAATCTAGCGGGTTAACGGCCCTTTACAGAAACTAAAAGATTTTTCACATCATTTTACAGTTGCCTGCCACCGTCGTGCTCTATCATGACTACAGAGCGACAGGGAGTTATCTATGCCTGTAGGTATGGAAACAGACATCCAAATCAAAGCGACCAACGGCCAGGTTAGTGTTAACAAGGCTCAGGGTATCGTTGAGTGCTTCGTGGCCGGCATCGGCAACAAGGATTCTGTCGGCGACATTATCCAGCCGGGAGCCTTCACCGGCAGTCTTCAACGGCGAAAGCCACGCGTCGTTTGGGGTCACAACTGGAACGATCCCATCGGGAAAGTCCTGGATATCCACGAAGTGGGACCCAGCGACCCACGCCTCCCAGAAAAAATGAAAGCGGGAGGTGTCGGGGGCCTATATGCACGAGTTCAGTTCAACCTCGAATCCGAGAAGGGTCGGGAAGCCTTCGCCAATGTCGCCTTCTTCGGAGGCGAACAGGAATGGTCGATCGGCTACAAAACGATCAACGCCACATTCGACCCGGTTAGACAAGCGAACATTTTGCATGAAGTGGAACTGTACGAATGCTCCCCCGTACTGCATGGCGCGAATCAACTGACAGGAACCATCTCCGTCAAGGGTGCCAACGCTGCTGTTCTGGAGCGTCCAGATACAGAAGCCGACGATCTTGAATTCACCTTCGATGATCTTTATGAGAAGGACGGGATGCTCGCGATGATGCCCGTCGAGACTCCACGGACTGAGAACCTGTCCGATCAACACGATGCCAAATTGGAACTGGAGTTGCAATCCCGTTCGCCACAGCCGATCAAACTGATCAGCACAACCGACGGTGTGGCCATTTTCCAGGTCCAACGTTCCGACAACGGGACGGCCCTGTACCGGGTCCACTTTCATTACCACCCGGATTGTGGGTTCATGTTGGGTCAGCCCGAACGAGTTGCTCCACAAATGGTGTACGCCCCATTCAAGCCACCCGGAGTTCAAGCGAAGCCACAAGTGAATCCGGCCAATCGCTACGAACACACCCCTCAAGAAACGGTCATGCCCAGAGTCATGCGTATCGTTCAGAAATTGGACAGCGACGACAGCGCAAAGAGTGACGCGAACTGGATGCCGGGAACTGATCAACTAGTTATTTCATGCAAACTTGAAGACGCTTTCGTCACCAAGTCACTGCTCGATCCGATCATCGACTACCACGGCGTAATCGCTGAGGTGACCGAAGAGGGAATCGTCATCAAGTCGGGGGCGACGCCCGACTTCATCGAAGCCGTTGAGACGGCTACAAAGGCCTTAGGCCGGAGGCTTGGTCGTGGCCTTCCCCGAGGCGGTGGTGGAGGGTTGGGAAAAGTTCGTAGGGCCGGAGCGGCCCTTCGAGGCTTCGATCCAGACTCCAGAGACGCCGACATGGACATGATTGTCCAAGAAGGCACACCATGGGAGCGACCAGCAGTTCCTCGCAAACCCGGGCCATCTCGTGGCTTTCGTTCCAGTAGACGCCTATTACAAGGACGCAATTGGGACGAAGAGGGGGAAGAAGAAACCCCCGACACTCCAACCC